TGCATAAAAATAGTTTTTGTTTTTATTTTTATTTTTACTTTTTTTTTAAACTTTGTTTACTTTTTAATATAAAAAAACATATATAAAATATAATTATGAATAAAGTTATTTTACAAATATGGGAAGAATCAGAGAGGGGTCAAGGATCACGGCCTGATGGTTGCTCTTTACACATTGATTTAAATAATCAAAAAAAATATGTAAAGGATTCTTATGAAGATAGAAGTGGTGATGTTCCTGATACCTATGAAAGAATTGTTGGTGATCCAATAGAGGCTTTTATTGATGATGGTTTATTTGATATTATCAATGAAGATAAAAATGTTAGATTATTTGAAAATGAGTTAAATAATCTAATAAAAATGGAAGAAATTATAATAAATCATGATTAATGTATTTTACATATTACCTATTTTATTCATTTTTATGAATGTTTATCATATGCTTAAGAATAAGCAATTAGATAAGAGATTTAGAGAAAGAGATATAATTGGTATGTCAAGATTGGATATTATATATTATTTTACTAAAATTTCATATTGGATATGGGTACCAATTGGTTTCTTTACTAATCAACCAGAACTATTCTATGTATTATTTGTTTTGGGATTTTTGAAATTTCCCACTTACCATTTTAATAAAAATATTTTCAGGATCTATAATGATATATACCCAATTTTTTCTATATCCACACTAATTACAATTTTTTTTCATTGGTTGTTTTGAAATTCGTACCATTTTTCAATATTAATAGATTCTGATACATCAAAGTTTTTAAAATTCTTAATTCTTGGTAATCTACCTTTCCATTTTTTATTTAAAAATAATAGTTTGTTTTTATCAATTTTACAATTTTTATTCGAAATACTACCCTCATTAAAAAGGTTTATCATTTCATCCATACTTAATGTTTTATGTTTTTTGTCAAAATTTGGATCCGGATGCGACCATCCAAATTTTACTAACCAATTTAATAAAACTTCTTTACTATATTCTTTGTAATCCTCTGTTGTTCCATTACCAGTTCTTTTCGATAGTTTTTTATTACCTTCGAATAAAAGACCAGCATGTGTTATTTCTGGAAATTGTTTATCAGACTCAACCTCACAAATTTTATTCCATATTATTCTTTGTTTTATTTCATTAGAAATATGATCTACACCTCTTACTATATTTGTTACGTCATAATCATAATCATCTAATATAGAAGAGAAGTTATAGGTTGGGAATCCATTATTTCTAAGTATAACCATTTCATAACCACCCATATCTAACACATAACCCTTTTCAGTTTTCGTTCCGATTTTCTCAGCAACTTCTTTATATCTGTCTAATCTTTCTGATTGTCTAAATGTTATATCACTATCCAAACCAAATTTATTCATTTGATCATAGATATAATCTATCCATTCTGGTTTATTTCTTTCTTGATCGGTGTCATCAATACGTAGTATGAAAGTACCATTGTTAGCTTTAGCCATTAAATAGTTTAGCAATGCTGTTCTTAAAGTTCCTAAGTGGAATTGTCCTGTTGGTGACGGAGCTACTCTTGTTATCATAATAATATTATTTTTACTTATTAAGTATATATTAAAAATAATATGAGTAAATTTTTTAACTAAACATTTTCAAATGATCTTCTGTTATTATAATAAATTCATAACCCTTTTTATTACACCAATTTATCATAGTTTCCCATTTATTCTTGTTCTTATATGCCATTTTTAAGTCATACTCGAAGTTTTTCAACTTTTTAGTTCCTTTTTCAGGAACACTAAGTTTACCAGCATTAAGAGCGATTACCATATTATATTCCTTTTTAGGTTTTACTTCAACAACTACTTGTTTTAGTACACCATTTACCCTCATTTCATAATAGAAATCTACATAATACGTATGTTTTTTAACTTTAGCATCTCCATTTTCAAAATGTGTCATTTGGTAAGGTATATTTAAACATTCGGCTCCCCACATTGTTACTTGATCATTATTATCTAACCAAAACATTATTTTCTTTTCCCAAGAACTCCTATAATAAAGTCCACGTTCAGCATTTAACTTTATCACTTTATCTTTATTTTTTGGTATATAATTACCACCATGATATTTAGAATTATTTGGTTTCGAGTTTAACATTATGATTATAATTTTTTTTATATATAAAAGAAAAATGTCTTGATGGGTGAATTAGCAGAAAGAGTTAAAATAAATTTATTGGTTAATGGTAATGGCATTCCGGATAACTTCAAAAATAATTCTTTATTTTTTTATAATAAATATCAAGAATCTACTAAGGAGGTTCTAGGAGTTTCTGTTACTGATATACAACCTGGAGGGTTTTATTTTATACACTATTTAGATACCTCTAGTTGGATGCAATTTTCTCCAGTTTTTGTATCTGATTATAAGAAATTCTCAAATAAAATTATTATATTTGCTATCAACTTTAACTTTATACCTATTGAGGTTAGAACATTGTTATTTGATCAGTATGTTAGTGAACAAGACTTTGAGAATGATGCTTTATTAAAAGTTGATTATAAAGGTGTTTATGATAAATTAAGAGATTTGGGTTTTGAATATGCTATGGTGGAGTATGATGCTTCAAGAGTTAAATTAGTACATAAAATAGAATTAGACCTATTACCAAGATTTTTATATTCACAACATCCTAAAAATATTTATGACCCTAAGAAGTTAATACAAATATGGGATGCTAAGATAGCTAATAGGGATGAGAGACATAAAGAAATGATGATGGCTAGTATAGATGAATTCTTTGATATAAATAATGATATATCGGAGAAGTATGGTGTTCTTAGAAACCACGTTTCTAGAATACGAAATAATATGAAGAAGTATGGACCGGGAGGTTCTAACACATGGACTTAAAAAATAATAATAATGAGAATTTTCAGAAAAAGTAAAAAAGAACTTAGTGGTGATGTAAAACCTATGGGTATTAAATATACAATAGAAAGACCAAGTGAGTCTGATATTGCTAACTTACAGAGGCAAAGAGAAAATATGAAAAAGCCAATTACTAATAAGGTTGATAAGATGATTTTACAGGATATTTCGGATAGATTATATGGTCCTGATTCTGATGATTATATTAAATCGTTGAATAAATTGAATAAATTATTTAAACCTAGAGCTGGAAAATCATGTAATGATTTCTTTGATCCAGATATAGTGGAGAATGTCAAGAAAAACCAGAAAAAAATAAATGAAATAATAAAACACGAGTCTTAGCTCGTGTTTTTTTGTTACAGGAGGTAGGTGTTAAAATTAATATATAACTTAAATTTTTAAATTATTTTAATATATGCCATCATATAATAACTTTAACGGAGCAGCAGGAGCAGATTCTAACTTCGCTGCTAGTAATTCAGCAGTTGAGAATAAAGGACTATTTAGTCGTATTCTAAGAAACCTTTCAAATTATGGTATGAACTATGATGATATGATCATCAGAAATCAAGTTGGTATCGGTATAAATGAGGATCCATATTCAGCTAGAGGTAATTCGATGTATGATTTCTTTAGTCAGAGAGCTGTGGCTTCTGTTTTGAATAGAAAGTCAATACCTTATCTAGATAAAGCATATGGTGATAAGAGAAGAATACTTAGAGAGTATTCTATTAAGGATGAAATAAGAGATTTTGTGAGTACTATATCGGATGAGTCTATTGTTTTTAATGATGATGTTGCCTTTTGCTCACCTAAATCACTATCAAATGAATATCCACAAGAAGTAAGAGATAAGTATCAAGAATATTTCGAAAAAATATACAATAAGTATGGATTTTCTGATGGTATTAGTGCTTGGGATATGATGAGAGATTTCCTTATTGATGGTTATATAGCTATTGAGATTATATATGATGATAAGAAAAAGAATATTGTTGGTTTCAATAGAATGAGACCAGAAACTTTAGTACCTGCTTATGAACCAGCTATTGGACACTTATGGATACAATTTCCAGAGGATCCACAATTAAGGAGAATATTTTTAGATTCACAAATAGTTTATATATCATATTCAACACAGAATGATTATTCAGAAACTTCTTATGTTGAAGGTTTGATAAAACCATATAATCAATTAAAAATATTAGAACAAACTAGAATAATGTTCAATGTTATAAACGCTACTCTTTATCAAAAATTTACAATTCCTATTAAAGGATTGTCTAGACAAAGAGCAGAAGAACAAATAGGTCAGTTAATACATGATTATTCAGAAGAAGTTGAGTGGGATGATAGTCTAGGAACACTTACTATCAATGGTGCTAAGCACTTACCTTACAATAAACAAATATGGTTTCCTGAGGGAGATGCTGGTACTCCTAATATGGAGATGGTTTCACCAGAAGGTCATGATTTGAATGATGAAACTATGTTATCTTGGTTTTATAAGTCTCTTAAAAGAGCTTCTAAGATACCTATATCTAGATTCGAAGGTGAAAATGGTGGTGGTAACCTTTTTGGTGACGCTTCTGAGATGACTAGAGATGAGATTAAATTTCACAATTTTATTAGTAGATTAAGAGCTAACTTTAAAGAACTTATTGTTAAGCCACTTAAATTACAAATGTTAATTGAGTTTCCTGAATTAACAGAGGATGAGGTATTTACTAATAGAGTTGATATTGACTTCTATACTAATCAAATATTTGAAGATTGGAAGAAGATAAATAACTTAGCTAAGAAATCAGAAATAGTTGGAACTTTATTAGGTGTTATGAGAACAGATGAAAAACCTTATTTTCACATTGAGTGGATAATGGATAATATATTCAAGCTTACTCCAGAGGAGAAAGCTGAGAATGACAGGTATTGGGCTCGTGATGCTGGTGAAGGTGTTGGTTCTGGTGAAGAAGGCGCTGAAGGCGGAGATGATGGAGGCGACTTTGGTGAATCTGGTGATGTTGGTGGTGTAGATGATGCTGGTGGTGGAGATGATGGTGGAGATGCTGGTGGAGATGCTGGTGGAGATGACGGTGGAGAATTTGAATTCTAAAAGATATTTAAAAAAGGAAACCTCTTAAAATTAATTAAGAGGTTTTTTTATGCCGCAGTTTTTGGGTCGGGTATATCAAAGTAAAATTGTGTTACGCTATTACAACTTGGAAGTTTCATTTGTTTAACTTCTAGTAAACACCCCGATTCTAATATGTTTTTTAATTCTTTACCTTTTGGTGTATCTAGAACTTTTAATACTATTTTTAACTCATCCACTTTATTATTCGTTATGATAAAAGACATTGACCTAACAAAAAATGATATACTTTTTAATAATATATCAGAATATTCTGGTTTTCCTAAACTACCATATACCGGACTATTTATTTTTGATATTTCGGTTACGTCAAATCCAATCCTTTTACCTTCGTTTAATAAAACATTAAGTTTTATCTCACGTTTATATTGTATCCATTGTGGAAATTTAGTTAGTAATCGATCATAGTTATTTAACTCAACATCATTTCCTAAAACAACATTATATTCTAGTAAATCATCCATTACATTTTTATGAAATCTATTTGTTTCTTTTCTAAATCAACACCATTAACTATGATAGTTATCTCATCACCTAATCTGATTCTATCCCCAACATCATTAAAGATTTGATAGTTTTGTGTGTCTATATTATAATTACCTTCTAAAGATTGGTATCTTATCATACCCTCACATTTACTTTCTGTTAATTCAACATATAATCCCCAATCAGTTACACCAGAAACTATCCCAGTGAATACTTTCCCAATTTTATCTAAAAGATATTCGGCTTGTTTGTATTTTATAGAATCTCTTTGGGCTCTGGATGCTATCAATTCTCTACTTGAACACCATTTAGCCTCATCTTCAACTTTAGTAGGGTTTCCTTGTTTCTTATTATGTAAGAAATCAAGTAACATTCTATGTGTCATTAAATCCGGATACCTACGTATTGGACTTGTGAAGTGTGAATAGTGTGTGAATCCTAATCCATAATGTCCTATGTTTTGTATTGTGTATGTTGCTTTAGACATACATCTAGTTACAACCGTACTTAACATATTTTCTTCTGGTGTTCCTTTAACATCTTGTAATAACTTGTTTATAGATTTTTTAAGATCTTCAGATTCGCCTTCTATTTTGAATTCGTGACCAAAAGTCTTACACACATTTGATAATGCTGTTAACTTCTCCATATTAGGAGTATCATGTACTCTAAATACATTAGTTCTCGAATTACTTGATAATAGTTTAGCAACAGATTTATTAGCTAGTAACATAAATTCTTCAATTAATTTATTAGCTTCTTTCTGTTCTTTGAAATAAACACCAATTGGTTTCTTATTATCCTCTGCTAATTCGAATCGAACTTCCACACCACCCATCTCTAATGAACCGTCTTTAATTCTTTTCTTTCTTATTTTCTTAGCTAATGTGTTTAGATGATTAATCATCAATGGATAAACACTACCATCACCTGTGTATTTTTCATCATTACCCTCGATTATCTCTTGAGCATCCTCATAAGCAAATCTCATATCAGAATGTATGACTGTTTTACCGTGCCATTCTTTAACAATTTTACCATCCGAGTCTAGTGTAAATACAACTGAAAATGCTAACCTATCTTCATTAGGTTTTAATGAACATATTCCATTACTAAGTCTTTCTGGTAACATAGATACACATCTATCAACTAGATACACAGATGTTGCTCTTTCATAAGCTTCATCATCTAATTTAGTACCAGGTTTAACATAGTGTCCAACATCAGCAATATGTACTCCTACTTCAAATCTATTATCATTCATTACTTTAAGTGATAATGCGTCATCAAAATCACGAGCATCTACTGGGTCGATTGTTATTGTTGTTGTATCTCTCATATCTCTACGAGATTTTATTTCCTTTTCGGTTATTACTTCTGGTGTGAGTTCTGATTCGTTTATAACATCTTGTGGAAAATCAACTGGTAATCCATATTCATACATTATCGAATTCATCTCAGCGTTATTATCACCAACATCTCCTAATATCTTAGTTATCTTAGCTTGTGGGGATTTACTATCTACCCACTTTGTGAGTTCGACTATAACCTTTTGGTTATCTTCCGATTTTAATCCACCCTTGATATAGAAATCAACTGGTATTCTTTTATTATCTGCTATAACAAATGTTGATTTACCATTAATATGTACCTTACCAACGAATTCTTTCTTATTCCTTGATATTGTGTTAATTACTTTAGCTTCTAATTTCCTATCACCCCTAAATACTTCTACAATTACTTTATCTAAGTGTAAAGCATTTTTAGTATTCTTCTTATAAATGAAAATTGATTTATCGTTTATTGTGATTGTTGCGTGTCTGTTTGTTGAGAACTCTATTTGACCTTCGTAACGTTCTCCTTCTTTTATATTATTATTCATATTCCTTTTATTAGGAAATATCGTTTTGTTTATTATCGCGTTTGGATATGTTGTCAACACCGTACTTATCTATAAGTGTTTTTTTCATTTTTTTCAATATTTTATTGTTTTGTATTGGATAGTCAACACCGTAATTTTCTCTTAATGATTTTTTCCTTTTTGATTCTGAGCATTTTCTACAAGAGTATTCACCCCAGTTATTATCATATTTAATATAGTTCTTGAATATTACATCCTTTTCGATTCCACATTTATCACACTTACACTTTATTTTATAGTGGGATCCTTTGGATAGTAATTCAACTGGTATTATTAATAATTCACCAATTGTAACATCACTATATCCTAGATTTTCATAGTATGAATAGTTTGCTTCGCTTATTTTAACTTTTATCTCTCTAGTTATTATCATAAAAAACCTCAAAATTTTAATTATTTATTAAATATGTGTTGTCCTCTTCCCGTACTCACCAAACCTTCTTTAATAAAAGATTATAGAGCCTCTGTAAAGAATCCACCTTTGTTATTTTTAGAATTTACATTGTCAATATATACTAAGAAGCAAAAAATAATTATTTTACATGAAACCGGTTTTAATAGTAGAAAATTCACAAAACCAACTTATTAGAGAGAGTAACTCTGCTAATAAGGGGTACACATTAGGTGGTACATTCACCGAATTCGGTGTCAAGAACAGAAATGAACGTATTTATTCGGCTGATAAATTTTTACCAGCATTGAATGAAATGAATGAACGTATAAGTGGCTTAGGTGCTGTTTATGGTGAATTCGATCATCCAGACGTTTTTGACACATCACTCTCAAGAGCCTCGCATATTATCACAAAGGCAAGTTATATCCAAGAGAAAAATATCGTAGCGGGAGAGATTAAATTACTAAGTACTTACTGGGGTAAGGAAGCAAAAGCACTTGTCGATGACGGGTGTCCTGTATTCGTTTCTTCAAGAGCTGCTGGTATTACTGAATCTGATGGTTCAGTTTCCCTTAAAAAATTATTTACTTATGACATTGTTGCTGACCCAGGATTTGCGTCAGCTAAAATGGATGTTAAGGTACTTAATGAGTCATTGGGATATAATGACGAAAAATCTAACTTTAGGATATATGAAATGTCCGATGAGTCAAAAATAAATGAGTTATTCAATATGAACAAAAATGAGTTTGTAACAAAAAAACAATTGACTGACTACTCTAACTACTTAGTTAACGAATTAGCATCAACTAAGAAGACAGTTAATACAGCCATTACTAAAGGTAATGTAGCTCCAAAGAAATTGGAACAATTATTAGAGTATTATGAAGAGTTAAACAACTCTAATTCAAAAGTAGCTAAGTATCTTGATTATTTATCAGAAAAGGTACAAATAGTAGTTAATGAGAATAAATCATTAAAGAAGACAACTGAGAAATTAGTTAAACATAATGATTATTTAGCAGAAAACTTAGAGAAATCTATTAATTACGCTGAGTATTTAGGTGAAAACTTAGATAAGAACATTGATTATTCTGAGTATTTAGCTGAGAATTTAGACAAGAACATATCTTATGCTGAGTATTTAGCTGAGAATGTTGATAAAAACATTTCATATTCTGAGTATTTAGCTGAGAGTTTAGATAAGAACATTGCTTATTCTGAATATATCGCTGAGAATTTAGACAAAAACATCGCTTATTCTGAGTATATCGCTGAGAATTTAGACAAAAACATTGCTTACTCTGAGTATATCGCAGAAAACGTTGATAATAATATCGCTTATTCTGAATACTTATCTGAGCATGTTGAAGGTAACATTGCTTACTCTGAGTATATCGCAGAACATTTAGATGATAACATCGCTTATTCTGAGTATGTAGCAGAGAATCTTGACAAATCAATTAATTATCAAGGATTGATAGTTGAGAGATTAAACGGAGATAAATTATTTGAATCTGTTGAAGGATCTGAAAGCTTCCCATCTCTAGACGATGCTGGTTTTGAAGCTTTTGATGATGAAGAAAACAAAGATGAAGAAAATTGTAATCTTGAAGTATCATTAGATAATAATGATGAAGAAAATGGTGTTGAAGAATCTGTTGAGAATACAGATGATTACGCAACAGAAGAAAACAAAGATGAAGAAAATAAAGATGAAGAAAACAAAGAAGATAAAACTGAAAGCCATGATATGGTAAACGGTGATAGTGATTCTGAATTATCTGAATCTATTGATAAACTAATTGAAGAAGCTAAAAAACGAAAAGTTTCTGAAACAACAGATGTGAATTTCTTGAAGTTCATGTCTAAATCACAAGTTGACAGCTTTTACGCTTTGTCAAATGACGAACAAGAGTCAGTTAAAGTCCATATAAACGAAAGAGACTACTTTACTCAAAAAGATGTTTTGTTATTGATATCTGAAGCACTATCAACTAAGAACGAATCTCTTGAAGAGAGAATAATCAGATTGATGCCTGAAAACACAAAGCCAATCTGGGAACAATTAAACGACACTTCTAAGAAATCTATCTTGTCACAAGCTAGATTATATCCAGAAGACGTTTTAACTACTGAGGCACAAGTTGAACATTTTTGGTCAACTAGAAAGCTAAAGACAAATGAGTCTGTAACAAAGAAACTTGTATCACATGAAAGCCTTATCCAAGAAGATAAACTTTCAGATAATGATGTTCAAGCGATAATGGAAAGATTCAAAAATATTTAATGTCTGTAAAGAATCCACCTTGGTAAAAATCAAGAATTTGTGGGTTTATATATACATTAATTAAAAAAAATAAAAAAAGAAAATTATGTCACACATTAGAATAGACAAACAAAAAGCTATGAAGAAATGGTCTCCAGTATTAGAGAACATGGGAGTTGCTGGTGAAGATAGATTGGATTGGATGTCAGAATATGCTGAATTTCACTCAATCAATGAAAACGCTTACGCAAACGCTTCAAACGTATCGGGTATGGGAGCTGTAGTAGCTGCACAACCTAATTCATTAGCTGGTAACACAATTGGCAATTACGCTGACTCAACTGGTTCAGGTGATGTTGGTCAAAACCTTTTACCGGTAGCGATGAAAATAGCAGCTCAAACAATCGGTTTAGATTTAGTAGCTGTTAAACCTTCTCCAGGTCCAAAAATTGATTTATTATATATCGACTTTAGATATGATGATGCTCATTTAGGAGATTCAGACGAAAGACCACAAGTCTTTAAGATTGCACCAAACGCTACATTTTTAACTACTGGTGCTGGTGGTATGACAGCAGTTATCGCTGGATTAAGAGCTCAATTAGCTACGAATACAATCACTGAAACAGTTGGTGGTTTAACTGGTAGAATGTGGAATGATATCACAGATGGTTCAGATGTAGTTGTAGAACCAACACCTTCAAAAGAAGGAAAAGTTGAATTTTTAGGATTCTCTAGAATTGATGGTTATCCAATGTTCAGAGCTTACAGACAGATGAATACATCTCACACAGATGTTGGTTCAGCTCAAGCAAACTGGGGATTTGACCCGACTAGAAACACATTTAGTCCTACAATGTCAATGGCTTCTCAAATTACTGATTTAGGAGATGTTACTTTAACTGATGAGCCTACTATTGAATTAGTATCAGCTCTTGAAGATCACATTCCTGGTTTCTCTGCAAACTGGATGTCGGATGCTACTGGCCCTGCTGGTAACTATCCAATGGATAGAGAAATGGACGATAAAAGATACTCTGGTATCATCGGACCAAAAATTAGTTCTAAAACAGTTGCCGTAGGTACTATTGAAGTATCTTCAGCTCTTAGAAGAACTGAAATTGAAGATATCAAAGCTAACACTGGTATGGATATCGTTCAAAAAATGGAGTCAATTCTTGTTAATGAATTATCTCAAACAATCTCTAAGCAAATTGTTGCTAAGATATTTGAAATGGGTTCACTTAACAGATTATCTGCACCAGCTTATGTTGGAACAGCACCGGCACCATTAGCGGGACAAACAATCTTTGACTTAAACACAGCTTATGCAACTGTTGCTGCTGGTAATGGAAACGTTGGTGGTGAAACTACACACGCTGTTCAAAGAAAGCTTGTAACTAAGATAGCTCACGCTTCTAACTACATCGCTACAGAGGGACGTGTTGGTCCAGCTCAATACCTTATTACAAATGGGGGATTAGCAGCAGCACTTTCTGATATCTCTGGTTATACAATTAACCCAGTGAAATCAAAAATCAATGGTCAAGGTCAATTATACCCAGTAGGTTCAATTGGAGATATTTCAATATATGTTGATCCATATATGAGATATAACGACAATAGAATTGCTCTTGGTAGAAAGAACAATCCAGATCAACCAGGTATTATTTTTGTACCTTACTTAATGGCTCAGTCTATATCTGTAATTTCTGAAGCGACTTTCGCTCCTAGAATGTTACTAAGATCTAGATACGCTGTAACAGAAGTTGGTTGGTTCCCACAAAAACAATTTATGACTATCGAAGTTACAGATGTGAATACACTTCTTAACTAAATAGTTAAATTGAAAATACCGAAAAAAGACTCCTTGTGGGTCTTTTTTCTTTTTAAATAATTTATATATACACTATGATTAAAAAGTATAATTATTTCTTTGAGTCTAAGAAGACTAAGTTCCCTAATATTAAGAAAGTTGAAGTAGAAGGATTCTTTATTCATATAGGTAGAGACTCCAAATCTAACGACCACTTAACATTTAACGTTGCTGATGATAAAGACATCTGGATGCACGCTAAGGGTGTTCCTGGGAGTCATGTTATTATAAGAGTTAGAGAAAACTTACCAACTCAAGAAATACTAAGATATGTTGCTGAATTAGCTAAAAAGAATAGTAAAGCTAGTAAAGAAGATAATGTAACTGTTGTTTATTGCCAAAGAAAATTTGTTAAGAAAGAAAGTGGTATGAATGAGGGTCAAGTAAGAGTTGATTATATCAATGCCTACGAAATCGTAGTTTGATATTTAATATATAAGATTAATAAAATAAATTTTTATAATGGCAGGAGAAACTAAAAGAGTAAAATTTTCGGATAAATTACTAAAGATACTTAAAAGTATGGAGGATAATAATAGTTATCTAGCTTTTGAACTTCTTTGGATGAATGATCCAACTGCAAAATATCATAATGGCCTTAATATAACAAATGTTGATTGTGGTACAGATAAATCATCAGATTTTAATTTCACTGTTGTTATTGGTGGTAAGAAAAATATAATGAAAATTGGTAAATTCATTAGATATTACTTTTCTAATCTATTTAGTAGTGATGAGATAACAAAATTTGCTCATGCTTTCAATAGAGTGAAGAATGGTGGTAAGGCTGAACAATCTGGTAAAAAAGTTGAAATACCTGAGTTTAGTTATAATCCAAAAGACCCTAGGTCTACATTCTTATCACTTGTTACAGAAACATACCCACACCCACATGAGGAGAAAGTTATGAAATACTTACCAAAAGACTTAGATAAAGATGAATTTGGTAATTATTATAAAGTGATTCCTGGTGATGATACTACAATGTTTAGTTCTCACCTTGATACGGCTGATAGAAGTCCAGTTCCTACTAACCTATTCACTAAAGAGGTAGATGGGGATGAGATAATCTATACTGATGGTAGTACAATATTAGGGGCTGATGATAAGTCTGGAGTTACTGTTATGATGTATATGATGGTTCATAATATCCCAGGTATTTATTATTTCTTTATTGGTGAAGAAAGAGGTGGTATTGGTTCTAATCAATTAGCTGATGTTTATGATAAATTTGATTTCCTAAAAAATGTTAAGAAATGTATTTCTTTTGATAGAAGAAGAACAATTTCTGTTATAACACATCAAATGGGTGGTCGTTGTTGTTCTGATGCTTTTGGTACAGGACTTTGTAAAGAGTACAATAAACAAGGACTTAACCTTTCATTGGATAATGGTGGCGTTTATACTGATTCTGCTTCATTTATGGATATTATTCCTGAGTGTACTAATTTATCTGTTGGTTATTTAAATGAACACACAGGTAGAGAAGAACAAAACATGACATTTTTAATACAGTTGTGTAAAACTTCTATTAATGTTGATTGGGCTGGATTACCAGTTGCTAGAAAAGTAGGTTTGAACCTTGATTTAGTGCAGAAGCACAAATCTTTAATTGATGTTATAAAAAATGCAGTATTTGAATTAGAGGTGAAGATGGTTGGGTTTGAGGATAAAATATATATAAGAATAGATTTAGATGATACTAATCTAGTAACTGTTTATGATACTTTGAATATTGTACAAAACTTACTTGATAAACATAAAGTAGATAGTATGTGTATTTTTACTGAAACATATCTTAAAATAGAATTAACATAATATGAAGAATATTAAGAATTATAAGAAGTTCCTAGAAAAGGAAAATATAAGAGAGGATGAGAACTCATATCTTAATGATGATATTAACGATCCTTGGGGTGATCCAAGTGATAGATGGTCTGATCGGTCGGATTATGATGATGAGGGTTACCAGTATCTTAATGGTGGTGAGTCTAGATCTAGTGAGGATGATAATGATGATAGAGATGATGTTCAACATTTACTTTACTTGTTAAGAACAATGTTTAAGAACAATGGTATTGAGGTTGAAATAGAACATAAGAACTTAGATATTATGATATATTGTGTTATGAATAGAAAGGAAAGATTAAAAGATGTTATTAATGTTTTAGATGTGGCTAATAAATTGAAGAAGGATGTATTACCACAATATGATTGTGAGTTTGAGATGTGGGAAACTAGAAAAGGTAAACCAATGTTAACCTTTAACTTCTTTTATGATGAAGGTTTGAACGATGATCGTGTTCCATTTTAACTATAAACAATCCATTTTAACAACTTTTAAATATTTTAGTATATTATATATACATTAATTACAAACACTTGGGGGTGTCATAGAATAGATTCGCAGAGTAAAGGTAGTTATGCAGGTATCGGATTGTTAAATACCCGATTAATAAATTAAATAACAAAACAGTAAACGGAAACGTAACAGAAGTAGCAAGCAAAGAAGATTTAGTATTTGCTCTACAAAACAACCTACTTAACGTAGGGGAGTTAGTTGAAGCTTAATAGAGGAAACTCTTGAAAATTTAACAACTGATTTACACAGTTAAAAAGGTAAGACCGTTATTTGATAATTTTTAGAAGTCTTTTCAAAAAAATTATCTAGTTTGAAAGTTTAGAAAAACTTTCTAAGCCTGTAAATGAATAATTATTGTTAACTGAGGAAGACACGATGGGCAGTACATCGTCATCTCCACAAGAGCCGATTGAATACTTTCAATTGGATTTTTTAACCTCACTTCCTACATGGGAGTGAGGTTTTTTAATGCTATAGAACTATGACGTATTGTTTTTGATAAACTAATCTATTATTTTAAATATAATAGTTATGATTAATAAATTCGAAGGTCGCTGGAGATTTCTATCAAACTTCTATCCGTGTGTGGTAGAACACCAAGGTATATCATATCCATCAAATGAACATTATTATGTTGCTATGAAAGTGACGGATGAACAATTTATTAATGGTAGATATTATACCGCTGGTGATTTCAGAGAAATGATAGCGACAATACCAAGTGCTGCTATTGCTAAAAAGTTAGGACAGAAAATAAAGGTTCGTAAAGATTGGGAAGTTAAGAAGATTGAATTTATGAACTGGGGTGTTAGAGAAAAATTTAATAACAACTCAACTCTTCGAGAATTATTATTATCAACTGGTGACGATGAACTAATCGAGGGTAATTTTCATAAAGATACTTTTTGGGGAGTTTGTAATGGAAAGGGTAAAAACCATCTTGGTAAAATTCTTATGGAAGTAAGAAGAGAGTTGAGAGGTGAGAAGAGAGTTGGTCTGTTTATTTGAATAAAAAAGGGAAACTTTTGATAAGATTGCTTCTATAACTAAAAGTAAGAAAAAATATAGAAAATAATTTCTAAAAAATATAAAACCAATAAAAATGTCTGTTATTAGCTATTTTGGTGGCAAGTCCTCAAAGGTCTTCCATCAGTTCATCAACACAAGAATACCAAAAGATGGTATCAAAACTTATGTAGAACCATTCTCAGGTGCAATGGGAACGTATATGGATGACCCAAATCTTAAATTCGATACAGTTGTTTATAATGATAAGAACCGCCACCAGGTGAACTTATATAAGTGTTGTCAAAATCCAACAGAAATGTTGATACATATAGATAATCTAAAGAGTGGTTTATTACACACAACAGAAACGGATCCAATAAAAAATTGGGATTTTTATAAAGCTATTTATAAGACATTTCAAAAGAATGATTTCTTAGATGATATGGATTTTGAGATTGGGGATTATGAAAAAGCTGCTATGTATGCTTTCTTAATTACATCAGCTCATAATTCAGTTTATCCAAGAGGAGCAGGGTTTAATGGTTATAAGAAGAATAATGGCAAACTTAAAATAGAAGCACTTGTTAATAAACTAAAGAAGGGTAAGTACACAGAGAAATTGGAATCAATTACTGAGTTCTATAATATTGATTTTGAGGAATTGATAAACAAATATGATTCAGTAGATACATTTCTTTACTTAGACCCACCTTACGCTAGATTTGACGAGGCTAAAGGAATGGATGATGCTAGGAGACTATTCTGGTATGGATGTGATGATGAAGGTGTCTTTGGACCCGAATCACATAGAAGGTTATTAGAAATGCTTAAAAAGACTGATTGTAGATGGTCATTATCTTATTATTACTTTCCTTTATTAGAAGAATTATTACCAAGAGACCAATATAACTGGGTTGAGAAAGAAGTATTTAGAAGTTCTGCTCATGGTGGTAACAATTCGGATAATAAAAAGGTACAAGCTAAAGGTGTTGAGATGCTTATTATGAATTATAATCCAGAAACGGGAGAAAAAATCACTAATAAGGATGTCGAATGTGAACTTTAAGATTGTTGATATTTTCGAGAGTGTTAAGGATGATATTTTTTCAATTCAACCATATTTATCTATTAATAATAATCTAAAAAATTTCACTACTAATACATTTAGTTTATCAATTCCGATGGAATTGGATGGGTTTGGTGTTGATACTGATGCTGAGATGATAAGTCTTATTAGGATTGAGATGAATCAAAGTATTTATAAAACAATTTTGAAAGAATTATTCAATACTTCAAAATTTGATTATATAGATATTTCTAAAACTGTTAATACTCACCAATCTGTTAATGATATTATTGATTTTTTATCTATTGATTGTATAGATAAAAAATATAAGTATTTAGTTACGAATACTTCTATGGCTAATTCAATAGGTGATAGTTCATTATTTAACTTTAAACCAAGTGCATCGGTTGTAGAATCTCAAGGTTTACCATATTTATTTGGGTCTTTGATTAAATATGATGTTTATATAGATCCTTTTATGAAATTTGATGATAATAGAATTTGCTTATTTGATTCTTGTGAGATTAATATAGAGAATATAAATCAAACTGTTACATCAGCGGCCACATTTGCACCTAAGATGATGATAAGTTATGATGTGGCTTTTAAAATAGCAGACTCTAAGGTTATATTTGTTTTAGATGGTAATGAATCAAGTAGTTCTTATAAGCAATATAAACAATTACAGCGTGATATAAAAATAAATTCTTTATTAGATGGCTCAACAGATTAATAATACATTCCAGGTGAATTCGGCTTCTAATAAAAATGCTATTGTGGTTGATCCAGATGGATACACAACTATTGATAAATTAATACTTGTTGATCAAAAAGATGGAACTAAGTGGGATTTTTCAATTTATGATGGTGAGGTATTAGTTGAGCCACATGGTAAATCAGAAAAAAGAGAATATAGAATCAATAAGGTTATTTCTTAATTAATTTAATCTTTAAGTTACCATTTCCTTTTATTAGTCTATGATAAACACCCATAGGTATTTCTACAATACCCTCAATTACTTTTGGAAGTTGATTATCGATTTGAATCATCCAATCAGTTTCATTTATAGACTCTATAATTCTATCTTCTCTATCACGATGCCAAATAAATTCACCTGAATCAGTTTCTTGTTTAAATTCTCTGATAAATGTATTCTCTGATAACTGTTCTTCAATAAATGGTAATACAACGTCTGGGTTTTCATTTTGCCATTCTTTCAAAGCTTTCATATCAAATTCTTTTAATTCATTATCATATCCACATTGGTGACATAAATATTTTCTATCATCATTTATTTCAATTTCCCAATTCCAATCACAGTTATCACAAGTAATTTCTTTGATTTTAGCGATTTCGAATATTTTATATGTTTCTAAGTGTTTCATTTATTATAAATACTAATATTTTACCAATACCCAGGGTAGGTTCGCCCATTCCAAAGATGTCCGTATTTCGTGAGACGACAAGCCCAATATCCAGCAGTTGTTCTATCCTTTTTGGTTGAGCATTTATGTCTAGCCGCGAAGCTCTTTCTAGCATCTGGGTTACTAACTTTAGCTGTTAGTCCACCATGTACATCTCCAAAGGCAAGTTTTTTAACATTACCAGTCTTTGGGTTTTTAACATAAACGTGATATTTCTTAGTCCCGCCTCTTTTAGGATAATTTAATTTAACTTCTTTACCCTTATACTCTGCTTCATTTAATTCTTGAATATTTTCTATTGGTAAATCAAGTGGTACTAATTCATTATTAAACACTCCGAACCTACCAATATCTGTTGATTCGAATAATTCATTATCTATATCACACAATTCAACAGTATTAGAATCGAATAACTTTCTAGCTTCTTTTATTACTTCATAAAAAGCATCTGAACCAGGTCTAAAAACATTTTCAGTTATAGGTTTAGAACTATCTAAATGGTATTTTAGATTCTCTGATATTTCTTTATATTGATTAAATTTGTGTATCATTCTTCTACTTCATTTTCACCATCACTTGTAAATTCAGAGAAGTTAATAACACCAACACCATCACTCTCAACACATTCGCATCCGGGGCATCCACATTCACAGCCAGCTTCTCCGGTGCAATTATCACAACAAGCACAATCTCCTGATAAAGTTTCATCACTTTCTTCTTCTAATTCATTCTCCATATCAATATTCTCAATATTCTCAATATTATCGATGTTAATCGTTATGAAGTTTTCAAACTTAACAATCTTATCCATTTCTTTTTTAAATGCCTTATCAACCTTTTCTTGGTCCTCAACAGATGTTGTGAATCCAGGTTCAACATCTTTATCAACTAGTTCTTTAGCATCAAATGTAATTTCTTGTGTTTCTTCTTCTTTTTTGGCTTCATTAAACCTTTTAATCTTTTTCATAGTTTTAATTATTTCTTTTGGTACATTCCTTCCAGTACTTGGTACATAGCATCAACAACTCCATAAGAGTCAACTCCGAAGTCACCTTCATATTTTTCAGCAATTGAGATTATATCCTTTTCAAGTTCTTCCCATTTATCTCCAGATCTTTGTTTTTTTAGAACATCATCCCAATTAAACTCTTCACTTTCGTTAAATTTCTTTAAGTGTTTCATTATTTACTACTTATTTTTTTAATTATCTGAGCACATTTTTCATACTCTTCTTTATCTTCATATTCAGTTAGAAACTCTCTTAATTGTTGAGTATCTGCCAATTCTAATTTTATTAGAAATTTAATTTCCTTTAATTCATCGAAGTTTTTTATTTCATGGTCAATTATTTTATCAACAATTTCTCTATCAAATTGTGACATTCCCATAAAATCATTCCAATCATTAATATCATTATCTTTTAAGAATTCTAAAATGTTAAATAAACAAGTATCTAATCTTGATTTTTTAGATGACTTATTTGTTTTTTTCTTATTAAATATCTTTCTAAAGAATTCTTCGTTTATAAATTCCATATAGCTATCGATTCTTATCATTACATATATATTAATTTTCTCTATCAAGAAATGTAAAATTAATATATAAACAAAACCGGAATGTAAATAGATGTCAAATCATAAGAATCTTGTATTTTTCAATAAAGAAGGAGACTACTTAAACTTTAATTATAGTGAATCTAATGATAGATTCGAAGGAGATATGCTCTTTCACGAAAATTCAACAGATACGTTTAAGACTTATGGTCTTTATACTATGGAAAATATACCATCTTTTGAGTTTGAATTACCTGGTGAATTAACAACTAAAAAGTTTCAATTATTTAATGAATATGGTTTAAACCTATATGGTGCTAAGTATGATGACCAAGATATAATAAATATCGAACCGGTTAATAACGATCCCTCTTTCTACTCTAAATGGATATATGGTATTGACTTTGAATCAAAATTCCCAACAGGAACACTTATCAAGTTTAATAGTCCTTTATTTGAGTTTAATAATATTAACCAAACATATGCTGTTGTTAGTAGTAAGAAAAATGCTATTATGATTATTGGGCAGATGGATAATGCTACATTTGAAAGTACTTACTATTCATCATATATTGATGTGAATAGTTATGATAATAAAACGATAACGGGAATTAATGCTGTTGGTGTTTATAATTATATAGATTCTTCTTATGATAATAATTTATCTGATTGGTCAGAGCCGGATTTTTATGATGAATATTATGTTGGTAAGAAATTAAATTTAGTTAATACTGAATTTAATGATTCGGTAGTCTCTGTTGAGAATATAGATGTTACAGATCAAGTTCATTTTGAATTCTCAACAAACAATTCTAATTTACCCGATGATTCAAATTTTATAATAGAAGTTATAACAAAAACTGATATACCTAAGGTGTATGAAGGAGGGTTAAGTATAACTACTGATAGTAGAATCTATATAAATAACGTTTTTAATTACCCACATATACTAAAATCTGGTACGGAATTCAAAATTATAGGATCTGTTGATAATCAAAATTTTTTAAGAGTTTCTAATATACCAACATTTGCTGGTAACACACAATTAACATATTATGCTACACAGTCTCAAGTTTTATTCAATAATAGAATATATGAATGTGTAAAAGGTTATACACAAAGCTTTGCATCACAAACAACATCCTTTGTAACACCTTTAAATACTAATTATTGGTCTAACCCAACTTATGTTAAAGTTGAACAGTCCACGGTTGCAGAATCTTTATTATCTGCTCAGATATATTTAACAACAGATAGATATTATTTTTATACTGGTTGGACTAGTTCAGCTGCTGTTACATTAGCGTCTGCTGCTGATAAATATAAAGAAGATCTTAAAATATTTAATATTGATTTATTTTATAAAAATAATACATTAAAATCTGATTTAATTTATCCTAGTGATTATGCTAAAGTTAACTTTTATCATAGTGAAATAGGTGCTACCTATTCCATCGGCTCTGAATTAAAAACTTCTGAGAGATTGGTTGAGGTTGAAGAAGAATTAAATTATGAATTAAATTATGATATATCTGAGAATTTCAAATATAATATTGTTTTTACTGATATTGATGAATTTGGTATACTGGTCGAGGTCAATAAAATGATATATGATGAAGAAGTTGCCTTTATTTATACCGGATCAATCATTGATATGGAAAGAACAATAGATAGAACTTTAAGATCTTGGTTATCACGGTGGTATTTAAGATTATTATCATTAGGTATAATAGCTGAATTAAAATATGTAGGTAATTATACTTCTGTATTTTATAATTCAATTGTTTTGAGAACAGAATATCCTAATGTTCCACTTGATATAAATAATGTTGAGGTTGGTATAACAGCAAATTATCATATAGAACACTCTAGAGTTTTGTTCGATGACATGGGACCATTTTTAAATATCATAATAAATGATGAATCATATTCACAACAAACAATTTATAGTGGATTACTTCCGGATATCCCATCTACTTTATCAGCTTGGATGGAAAAACATTCTGAGATATTAGTCAGCTTCGAGATTTTCGTAACAAATATTAATAATTTATTGAAATTTGATATTAAGCATTTGGGTAGAAGACTAGATTATACAATAACTACTGGTAAATTAAATATACCGGGTTTACAAGATTATATAATAACAGAAAAGATATTAGGTAATCATGGTATGTTAATAGCTTCTAATGAGGTTTTACTACCTGATACATCATTAACATCATTTGAGGATTCTGGGTTCGCTACGGGTATGGTATTTGCTATAAACAATACATACCATCCATATGTTAATCAAGATTTTAATATACAATTTTTAGACCCACAGGTGCTGAATTTGAGTTATCAAGGACCTTTTTGGGGATTAACCGATAGTATTTGTAATTCATCAGCTTTTGTTACATTAGCATTTGATTATGGTTTTGGCCAAACTGGTTGCCAGCCAATAATTGTACCAACTCAATCTGAGGGTGGTGCGTTTGGCGGAGGTGATGATGGTGCTTCTCCAGGATTACCAATGAGCTCCTTCGATTTGAATATGTTCTCTTTATCATATAATCTGAATGAATATGTGGTTAATGAATATGATTTAAATTCTTTCTCTGGGACTACCGGATTAGTTGATATTAAATATGTTCAGTTATCTAATTCTATGTATGCTTATGGAGATGAATTAGTTGTTATAGATGCTTATATAGGACAATATATAACAACAGTTGCTTTACCAGGTAATACACAAAGTATAGAGGTTGAATTTAACCCTATAAATAATTATCTTTACTGTTTATCTAAAAACAGTATTTATGTTGTTGATCCTCTTATTAATACCTTGATTAACACAATTTCTTTATCTAATGACGCTTTTGATATCGGGATGAATCCAATAAATGGTGATGTTTATGTTACATATGATAATATACCATATATTGATATTTGGGAATATAATAATTTAACTAATATACCAAATCATAATCTGACAACACCATCACCATTAGATACTAAGACGGGAAAAATGGTATTTAATGATTTTGAAGGTGATATGTATATTACAACTAATGCTGATTTGGTAGTTAGAATAGATGGTTTAACAAGAACATTTCAGACGAGTTATGGTGTTACTGGATTAACACATTCGATTTTTTATGAACCGGTTAATGAGGGTATATATGTTTATGGATCTGCTAGTTTATGGAAAATAGATAATGGCGCTACACAATCGATTGCTTTACCATCACAAGCATTCAATGATGTTATATTTAATAATATAACTGGTGAGATGAACGTATCCGATTCATCTACAAATTTTACTAGAATGAATTTAGATACTGATTTTTATTTACAAACCGGTGTTTCTAATTATGGGTATTTAATGATAAATCAATTTGATGGTGATGTTTATTTATCATCACAAACATATGATAATATACTGGTTTTGGATGGTGTTGATGGTACTGTTAAATATACCGCTCCTGTGAGCGCACAGACGACAAAATTAGTTTATAATCCTGAAAGAAAATCTATATGGGCAATACAGCCATCTATAAACTCAGTCGTTGAGCTTGATGTTGAGCTTGGTGGTGTTATAAATTTATTACCACCAACATATGATACAATTGAGGATAATCAATACGGTTCTTTGGA